TGCACCCACCCCTGCAATCCAGGAACCCCTGTAGCGGGATATGGAGCAGCGCCTGTAGCGCTTGTGTTTATAACGATATCTCCTGGCTGTACACCTGTAGTAAAGAAATCTTGAGATGTGTCTATAAGAAGGGTGGAGCCCAGAATAGAATTGGAAGTAGTCCCACTTACTCTACGCGTGGGATATCTATATAGTTTATTTATAAGATAGTAATCGCTTGGTAATGAGTACACTGCCGATCCTGATAAACCAGAGGGGACATTAGGAACGGCTACAGGGTTTAGCTGAGCTAAGAAAGCTTGCACAGAGAAGGAGTCTATAACTTCTTCTAAACCTTTTATTATATCTGCATATCCCGTACCCGAAGATCTTGCGTTCTCTCTATTTATCCAGTTGTTGTACTGATAAAAGTAATCCTCAAACATATCCATCTGCGCCTGTTTAGCGTAGAGGTTGAAATCTTGGGGTGAGATATATCCGTAGTTATTTTTGTTAGCTATAGCCAACACCGTATTTCGCACCGCATTTATTGAAGCTGGCATAGTGTAAAATTATTTTCACAAAGATAAGCAAAAAAAAAGGGCCCCATTTTTTGGAGCCCCTTTCTAATAGTGTGTGGATATAGTTATATACTATACGAGTTAATAGGTACCGGAGGGATAAGCAGAGGCGCTACATCCGTTGCCGGAGTGCTCAATAGCTTACGCATCTCCTCCACCAAAAACGCCTGTATCTTTAAGGCAGAAGAACTATCATCGTCGTGTGTTAGAATTACGACATCTCCAAGTGCAGAAGCATTATAATATATCTTTGTTTGAGTGTCGGAAGTATACTTTATTCCTAAAGCAAAAGTTGCAGAAAGTAAAAGTGGCGCGTCAGCTCCGCTGTTCATTTGAAGGTAAAAAAACTTTTTCATGATGATTTTGGTGTTACACTATCAATAGGAATTGGAATACGGTTTGTTATATCAACAAACGGGTCAGACCATGTCCCTCTGGACAAAGCTTCTATAACTAATTGCTGTAAAATATCCACCATACTCCCCTTTTGTATAGAAGACGCCGCCGCCCAGAGAGGGTCTGCAGCTGAAAGTGTTATCGTTATCACATCCAATGTAGCTGAATTTGACCCAGGAGATATTGCGATGTCTATATCCGTATCAGAGTTGCCTCTTATAGTAACGAAGTTATAGATAGGAATAATCTCTTTCCTTCCTGCTGTCGTGGTTACTGTTAAAAATTTTACCATGATTCAGGGGGTTAAGCTAAAGTTACTGCAGTAGCATAAAGGTATGCATTTTCGGAAGCTACTACAGGAGCAGTAACCATCGGCATCTCTTTAACCACATCTTGCCATGGAGATTCTAAAACCTCTACCATTAACTTTTCAAAAGCCAATTGCCAACTATAAGCACCTTGATCTTGTGAAACAGTAACCGATAAGAGGTCGTTTCCTGCAACCTTAGTTTTATATTGTAATTTTAAAGGAGTAGCTCCTGCGCCACCCGCTGTGGGGATACTCATAGCCACATTTTCTAAGCTCACTAATCTTCCTCCAAACCCACTTTGAGAAATAATTACAACAGCGTCAGTAGCATTGTCTGTAAAAAGTATAGAATCTACAAGAGCAGAGGTGGTTGATAACACTTTAGTCACCTTTCCATTGATCCCCGCTGTAGAATTTATTACTAAATCGCCTACTTTCACAGTGGTGTTTGCAGAGTATTCTACCGTATGTGCATCCGCATCAGTAAAAATAGTATACACTGTCGGCGAAGCCTCTAAGAGAGTATTCCCAGTTCCTGAAATCGTTAATGTTTCATCATCTACTATTGCAACAACGGTAGAATATATGTCTGGTGTTTGTCCAGCTGGAAAAATTATATCTCCAACTGTTACAGTAGTTAAAAAACTTTGTCCCGCATCAGTTAACGTATCTGCTACTGCAGCGGTTGTTGTCCCTGAATCTGCTGCAGCAGGCATGGCCGCTGTAGCGCTTACAAGAGGGAGGGGGATGTTTATAAACTTTCCCATGGCCCTATGCTATTACAATTCCAGAGACAGCCTGTGGAGGCACTACATCATACGTAACACGAGTCCAAGAAGTTTGCAAAGCCGCTACCATAGCGTCTTGGATTGCTTTTCTCATACTGTAATCTACTTGAGCAGCCGCAGTAACCGTTGCAGTATTCCCGTTAAGGTAAGTTATTACTGTGGCTACATTAGTTGAAGTAGCAGCTGTTACTGACAGGACTTCATTTACATTCAAAAGAACGTCCCCAGAGCCTGTGACTGGGATAGATAAAAACTTTTCCATTTTACAAAAAATTAAATGGGTGAATAAAAAACAAAGATACAACAAAAAAGGGAGCCCGTTTGGGCCCCCTCTTAAAGTCGTTTACTTCTTCCTTCTATCTGGAATGAAGTAGCTTATAAGGTTATCAATCCAACCGAATATCTGGTTGTCTTTTTCTGTAGGAGTAAGATTTACTACTACTTTACAAAGGGCCGCAACAGCGATTAGCAATTCTGCCCAGTTTTCTACGATAAAATCTATCATGGTTTTGTTTATTTATTTAGTAACTTAGAAAGTCCTTGGTATATTTCTATGCCATCATCCGTCTTTAAGTAAGACCCCACTACGTGGTAAGGGTCTTCTCCGAAAGGTACGGTAAGCATTTTCTTTTTATTTCCTTTAAGGTTGAAGTATACATCCTTATTGTTATTGCGTAAAGATAAGAGCTTCTCTTCGAAGAACTGTCTTACCTCATCGCCAAATTCTAAATCAGGATCGTTTACTACCTCCATAAAGTCTTGAGGGTTGTGTTTAGCAAACAAAAGAATATCCCTCTTAAGCTCCGCGGAACTATAGCTATCTATATTTCCTCCTATAAGGATTCTACTTACAGAAAGTAATTTTTCAAAAGAAAGATCTTTAGCCACAATCTGTGCTTCGAGTTCCATCTCTAAAATGCTTACATCTTCTGAAGCGTCCTTCTCATTATTCACCTCTTCAAAGACGCTATCTCTTCCAGGGTGATAGTAGAGGAACTGTTGTAATACTTGGTTGGCTTTTTCTACCATCAACATACCGTCCTCAAAGACGATAGGTTCTAAGATAGCATTTCCATCTTGCTCATCTACGAAGGGAGACTTTTGATTCCTTGCATAACGAAGGGGGCGGTTAACGCCTGTGTCTTCGTCGAAATAAAGTAAGGGAGATCTGCTTGTGTTGTGTGAAGCCAGCATATAGTTTAATGGTGCTGACTGATTTTTTAATCTGTACGCCTTAGACGTAAAAACTGTTTTCTTTTTCATTTTATTAAATATTAAATTAAAGTTAAAAAAATAGGGGAGGAGAAATTTCCTCCCCCATTTCCATCATTTTATGTTATGCGTTCTGGAATAAGAAGAAGTTGTTTGCACCTAAAGTACATACACATCTCTCACTCAAGAAGTTAACCTCCATAGCATCTAAAGAAGATGTTTGCGCACCACCAGCAGAACCAGTGATCCAAGTCTTGTATCTTCTATCTTCAGTTTCTGAAGCTCTGTATCTAACGTGTAGGAATGGACGCTTAGCGTTCTTACCTAAGATTTGGTCATATACAGTAGTAGAACCAGCAGGGACTAATAGTCCGTTGATAGCGCCACCTACTAAACCACCTCTCATAGTAGCATCGTTAAGATATTTCCAGTCAGACTTGTAGAAGTCATATCCTCTACGGAAGCCAGTGAAACCTAAGTTTAGAGCCATCTCCTCGTCGTTATCGAAGAGTCCGTATGAAGTACCACCCGCTCCGTAAGAGTTTTGAGCAGCCAACATATCGTCCATATCGAAAGAGAACTGACGGTTTACAAAGAGAACATTCTCCTCAATAGAACCTTGCTTGTCCAATCTCTGGATAACAGCATCAAAGTCAGCTAACGCAACTGGGTTACCCCCGCCGTATACGTTTCCACGAGTTCCTACTGAGTAGAATACTCCGTCAGAACCAGCGTTAACTATACCTGCTCCACCAGCTGCAGTAGAAAGCGCAGCCTCAGCACCAGAACCGTTTGCCGCTGGCACAGCTTCTACCATAGCAGTCTCTAAGTAATCTTCGAAACGAAGTCTTGTGTCGTGCTCTGACTTTAGGTACCATAGGTATCCGTTAGCTCCGTCTTCAGAAGTAATCTCGATCCATCCAATCTGAGCCATATCAGAACCAGATACTTCGTACTTGTCCTTAATAATAATAGGCTTGTTTTGGAAGATAAAGTCATCAGACTCTAAAGAATCAAGCATTCCAGAAGTTCCTTTAGCAAACTCAGATCCGTAGATAAAGATAGTTACCTTTGAATTATTTGCAAAAGCTGCTTGTGTTGCTTCGTAGTAAGCTATCGTTACAGTATTTGCAGTTGGTACCGCAGTAACAACAGCTTTGTTGCTTAGGTTAGACCCAGCAGTATTGTCCGACAACATAATTGTTTGACCAATTCTAATAGCGGCGTTACCACCTGCTGAGATAGTCGAGCCCCCACCAGGAATAGCTGGGTTAAGAGCGTCGTTAATAGTTAACGTCTGTACAGTCTCAGCTCCTGTGTAGGTTCCTAAGTCTACATCAGTGTATTTAATATGAAGTCTTCCTTGCTCTGCCCACTTAATCATGTCAGAGTTAGAAGGCATTTCCGCTCCCACCATTCTTAGGAATGAAGAGATCGATCTATTACCGTAACGCTCAAATTCCTTCTCGTAAGTATCAGGAAGATACTGATTGAGGAAATCGAAGTTAGTAATATAATTTGTTGGCAGGGCTACTCGTTCCGCTGAAGGAATTAAGTTAAACCCTGGCGTTGCATTTACAGCCATTTTTTCTTGTTTTTAATTTTTAAACTTTTTTTATACTTTTAATTCTGAGTCCTTTTCCACTCGAAGTATCGCCAACCTGTCTGATCTTAAGACCGTTCTTGTTAAACGATTGAGGGGCTTGGCGAACCATATCGATGTTCTTTGATTTTTTAGATACATCATCTATAGCTTCCGCTTTACCTTGCTCATAAAAAAACTGGGCGAACTTATCAGGATTCATAGCTATAGACATAGCTCTGTGGTATCCCTCTGCGTCTTTCATCATCCCGCTGTCAGCATCTAAATAAGGTTTTACAAAATTATTTACATCCTTCTGCTTATTGAACAACTCTTTACCATCGCCTGGTTTAAAGGTATACTGCTTCTCGTTGACGTTGAAATTAAAACCTTTAAAATCATCGTTGAGCACCTCATTGCTCTTGTCGACAAACCAGTCGTACCTCTTTTTCATTTGCTCCTCTCGAGTAGTTGATTCCTCAACATAACTCTTATAGCGATTAAACTCTTCCGTTTGCTCCTCCGAACTGAAACCCCCACTTGACTCAAGAGGGATCTTGTACTGTTCTTGTTGCTCCTTGAAAAATTTCTTCGCTTTTACAAGTTCTCTTTTATGCGCTAACTTTTTCTTCTTAATATCCTTCTCCTCATCCAGGTCTTCGTCGTATCCAAACTTATCTTCTATGATATCTTGAATATCGATTTCATCCAACCCTTCCTCGGTTTGAGAATAGTAGTTAGCTATTACGGTATCTCCATCCATGTCTTCGTAATTCTTTTGCAGTTTTACGTAGTCATCGAATCCTCTACCGGTTTCTTTTTTATACTTAAAGAACGCTGAAACATCCTCTGGCAATTCCTCGTTTGCTTCTGTCTGGGCAAACAACTCATCTACAGAGTTTATTTCTTTATCGTATCTGCTCTTGATATACTCAAGAACGTCTTCGTCTTTTAATCCAACTCCTTCCTGTGTCTCTGGCTCTGGCTGCGCACCTTCTGCCTCTGCAGTGGTGTCCACCTTTTCCACACCTTCAACACTTTCAGTAGCGGTAAATTGCTCCTCATGTTTTTGAAGTAGTTCCTCTTCAACTTGTGCTTTAGACTTTTGTTCTACTTCCGAAACTTCTTTAACAACAAATTTTTCGTTATCCATTTGATTTAATTTTTACAAAGTTAGTGTATATATTCCTAATAACTTTAGCGTGGGTTGAACTCCGAAAAGTCAAAACCATCTAAGCTATCTTCATTCGATTCAAAGTTGATAGGCGCAGTATTATTCTTGCGCTGCTGTATCAATTTAGACTGCTCCGTATTCGCCTGGCTTATACGCTCAGACTTACC